TACCAACATTCCCTCTACAAGTTGACGATATTCTTCATTGCTTTCGTCACCGTTTTCCTCTTGTGCAGCAAGATATTCTTCCCAAAGTTTATCATATTGCTTCTTCTGCTCATGATTTAGGTCATATTCCAAAGTTTCGATGCGTTTATTGACCATACCTGGGATATCTGACGATAATCTTCTTATATAAAGGTGTTTGATACGTTCCCTGAGTTCATCAAGATTACTTGCACCTTGCGGAATAATCATTTTTGTCACATGTTCACCGATGAAACTGTATTTTTCACTACCCGTCAGACCTTTTACGTCAGCAACATTAGACCATTTCTGAAATTCGCCCGGTTTATTTATTTCTTTTCCGTCACAATATCGTTGGACATAAAATTCATATTCAGACGTTATGCTTGCATCAATAAGTTTAAGAATATGATACAAATTCATGGGTGTATTAGTAAGTGGTGTACCCGTTGTGAGGAATACATACTCAATATTTGACTTCATCAGGAAATCGTAGATAACCTTATACCTGTTTGAAGTATTATTTGATAGTTTTTGAGCCTCATCGATGATTACGCAGTCAAATCCTGATTGAAATAGTGGACTATTTTCAAGATTTTTCTGCACATTGACTTTTTTTCTCGATTTTACCATCTTTGGCTCACGTTTTCCTGTCTTTTTATCCACTTTATAGACTGGAACCCTTACTTTTTCGATTTCTCCGTCGCTGTTTGTGAGAATTTGTTCCTCGTAAGCCTGTTCCATCGGGACTTCATAGTAGTTTTTTACAATATCATAGTTAATAACAGTGAATTTTGCGGTCTCTCCATCCCATTTTGAGCCGTTTACAACAAAAATATTCTCATCAGGCTCATAAAAACCTATTTCACGTTTCCAAGTGGACTTTAATGCTGCAGTTGTTATCACCAAAATCTTCTTACATCCCGTTTCAAGTGCTGCAACAACCGCTTGCAAGCTTTTTCCTAAGCCCATGGAATCTGCAAGAATGCATTTTTTATTTGCCACAAGGAATTTTACACCTGTTTTCTGGTGTTCTTTAAGTTTTCTTCCGTATTTTTCAGTGATTTTGTCGTATTTATCGAAATCAATCACCAATTTCTCGTGGTCAACCTTGAAAAGTTCATCAAGAATATATCTTTTGCGTATATACATCAATTTTGGGGGCACACTCTTCCTGTATTGGCAGTAACAATGATAACTTTTTCCCATTTCCCCAATAATTTCCTTAATAAGAAGTTTTTCGGGTTGAAAATCAATTTCATACTTCTCTTGAAGGCTTTTCCCAAGAATTGATGAAATTTTCACAACTTTATTAACTGCAACTTTCTTATAATCGCAGTTTTTTATGATATATTCGGTGTCAAAGCCGTCTTCAGAGAGTAATAACCGTCCTTCCTCAAACTTTTTCTTAAAGTAGAGGATAACATTGTTATCACCACTGTAATTCATTAGAATTTCAGACGCTTTTTCAATATTTGACTTCTTTTTTCTCAATATTTAATGTAATTTTGGCAAATATACTACAAATTTAAGGATTTTCCAAATATTTATAGTCAAAATACTGAATTACAATATGAAGAAAACAATAAGACTGAGTGAAATAGACCTACATAGAGTAATTAAAGAAAGTGTTGTCCGAATACTTAACGAGGGTATTCAACCAAAACGTTTTCGTATTGACTTTTATGTGGATGGTGATTGGCAAACAGCGAAACAAGTAGAAGGAACTGAGGAAGATTTTAATAGGATTTATTCTGAATATTCCAAATTATTTAACGGAACAAGAATTAGTGTTTTGGGATATAGTGAAAATTCTGAACCATTAAGCAGTGAATATGATAATAGCATTGTTGGTGATTAAATATTTATAAGAAAAGCATTGAATTGATTATGAAGAAAACAATAAGATTAAGTGAATCTGATTTACACGCATTAGTAAAAAGAAGTGTTAATAAGATTTTGAAAGAAAATATGCGTGAATATCCTGTAATTGATAGGGTTTATGTTGAAATTTCAAAACATACTGCAGCGGTTAAAGAAATATGTACACAGGCACTGAAAACTGCTAACGAAGAAGAAAAAATGATTCTTAAAGAGGTTTATGAACTAATGAATGATGCAACATTGTATCTAACAGACCCACATACGGTAATTGATAATGGAACAGTATGATAATACCATTGTTGGTAATTAAATATTTATTAGAAAAACATTGAATTACAATATGAAGAAAACAATAAGACTTAGCGAATCAGATTTACATAGAGTGATTAAGGAAACTGTAAGAAAGGCAATCAACGAAATGAACTATGATGAAGATATGATTGATTTGGATGGTAGTGTTGTTGATAATGAGAACGGTGTTAACACTCATGCTGCAAATCTATGGTTTGAGAATGGAACAATAGTAGTAAGATGGGTTGAAGAAAATAATGGTGCTGACGCAACATCAGAGTTATTACAGGAAAGTCCTGAACGTATTTGGGCAATAATAAAGAGCATTAGGCAATAATGGTTAAGCCGCTACGCATAGTTTAATCTCATTCCAACGAACAATCAAACCAATTGACTTGGCAAACATCATACAGAAGCGGCTCAAATGGGTCGCTTTTGTTATGTTTGTACGAACTATTTATTAGTAAAAGACTTAAACTATGCCTGACAACTATTTAACACCGATAAACAGGAACAATTTGTTTTATTCTGACGAGGACTTTGACTTTGAAACCGACCTTGTTATGGGTTACATGGAAGAAGATACCAATCAGACGGTAATCGTATACGAGGTTGACCGTGATAAAACGGATTTGAGTTCCATATACAGAGAAACCAACGGAAATATCCGTTATAAACCACCAAAAGAGATACCCTGTTTGTTTGAAATCGCTGATTCAGAACTTAAGGCGTATGATTCAAGTAACTCAAATGGTGCATACACTGTTGGAGGTAATCTAACCGTATATGTGCTTACCAAGGTATTGGAAAAATACGGTTGCGATATAAAAAGGGGTGATTATCTTGGTATTCAAATTGACACAAACAGGATAGTTTATTATGCAGTAACCAATGATGGTAAACTTAACACTGCAAATAGACTATATATTGGTGCTCATAAGACTGCATACCGCATTATAACCGCTTCTGTTGTTGATGAAAACGAGTTTAAAGGGCTTTAATAAACCATAACATGTAAGAATAATGCGAAATAGACAACCAAAGAAAGAAATTACACCTGTTAAGTTCAAGGATAAGGCAATTGGAGTTGAACGCAGGAGGAATTTTGCGAAGGAAATCCTGTACAAGGAGACCAACTTTCCAAAACCGCTTGAATATGCCGATATTGACAAGGCTTTTGAAACATTCATTGACAAGGAACTTGACATGGTGGACAGCGACGGTAAAAGAATACCGACATATACGCTTTACAGTACCCAACGTTTCAGTGAGTATTCGCAGACTTGGGAACATACTGATGAAAATGGAAACCTTTTAATGAATTTTAAGACCGTTAGCAGGGAAAATAACCCTAATTTCGGTCAAAATCAAGGTGGATTATTCAATATTCCGGGTAATAGAAGATATACCATGCTTGAAAAAATTGTTTTAGACGATAATGGAACTGAACATATGGAGGTTTATTCCATGGGACAGCCTTATGCGGTTGATTTAAAGTACAAGGTGAATTTTGTAACAAATACGTTCAGTACTATCAACACGTTCAATATGAAGTTGAACAAATTGTTCAAAGCAAAGCAGTGTTATATCCGTCCGAATGGTCATTACATTCCAATGGTTATTGAGTCTATTGATGATACAACAAGTTATGGACTTGAAGAACGTAAATTCTTCGTTCAACAGGTAACGATAAAGGCTATGGCCTACATAATCAATGAAGAAGATTTCGAGGTTCATAAGTTTGCTATGCGTCCAAGGCTGTTTATGGAAGGTGAGCGTAGGCATAAGAAAGTTACGGTTGACCTTGATGAGTACGAAAAAAAGGAAAATAAGGCGGTTGAGTTAAACATACTGTTCGAAGCACCTGAAACGAAGGTTGAATTTGAGATAGACATGGATATTGACATAAATTCATTTGAGACAAGTAACGCAAGGGATGTCAGGGTTTTTGTGAACGATATGCCGTATTATATTGACAAAGGTTTTCAACTCAAGAACGGTGACTCAGTAAGGGTGAAAATCAAAAGGAATAACGAAATGGCGGATGCTTCTGTTAAATTCATAGGAATTGACCCGAATTACGTATTTGACGGAACAGTCGTTTCGGAAAGCGTACAGGATTCACCAACCAAAACAGAGGAAATTTTCATTGAATAAGTCTTGAAAGCGGGGTTTAGTTAACATAAGCTTATATAAGCTAGTATACTAGTAAACAAAAACTTATTTTTAAATAATAAATTTTTGTTATATAAAGTAAGAAAAAGAAAAGTTAACAAAAGAAAAAGAACGAAATGATTACGAGAAAAATTTACGAGGTTCTTGATGCGAAAGACCTTATTGAGGAATTGATTAGGGGCGAGTACACATTTTCAATGAAAGCGGGGTATGAACTGTATGTGATGTGCAAACAATTGGACGGTGTAGAAGATTTCTTCTTGGGTCAGTTTGAGTTGGTTTATGAAGATGAGGGATTAAAGGGTCAAAACAAATCTGAGATACACGACATGATGATAGAGAGTGAAATCAATATTGAACCATTCAGGATGTCGTTTGACGATTTCATGGGTGAGACAAACGCACAACTCAATGATGATGACACAGAGACTTTGAAGAAACTTTTTGACGAAAAATGATGTTTAAATATCGGTAAATGGATTTTTTAGGTATTCCAAAGATATTTATAATTAAATAATAAAATAAGTTAAATTTCATAACATGGCAAATACTAACAATAACAATCCAAGACAGACACACGTAAGTCCTGGTATATATACCAAGGAGACCGACTTAACTTACGCTGCAAAATCTCTTGGTATCACTACGTTGGGTGCTGTTGGTGAGACCGTGAAAGGTCCCGCTCTTCAAGACATTATGGTTGAGAATTGGCGTGACTACGAGAGGTGGTTCGGTGGAACTAACCCTGAGAAGTTCATCGGTAGCCAATACCCTAAGTATGAGTTACCATACATTGCGCAGTCATATCTTAAGCAGTCCAATCAGATGCATACTGTACGTGTATTAGGACTTTCAGGTGTTAATGCAGGTTCAGCATGGGTAATCACTGCTCTGAAACATGTTGTTGATGCCAATGGCGCGCAGACAAGTGAGGTTGATGAGAATGGTGAGCACAACTATATGGTGATTGCCGTTTTACGTTCAAGAGGTGAGCACAGGGAGGCTACATATCTCCGTGAGCCGACTGAGGCAGAAAAGGAAAACGGTTTCTGCAACAGCATCTATGAGTATGACGGTATTACATATTATGCCGAAGACGTATGGTTGGAAGAAAGTGGTGAACTTGAACTTGGTTCAGGTTGCGACCCTGGTTTCTCACATAACACAGGTGACTTCACCGTTAACCAAAACAACTACGGACGCTTCACAATCGTTGTAAAAACCAATCAAACCGACAATACAGGCGAACCAATCATCAAGAAGTATGCTGTTTCTTTAAATCCGAATGAAAAGAACTATATCTACAACATCATCGGCGGAAATCCTGAAAAGGGTGAGGCTGAGGTATATGTTGAGGAACTGTATGACGTTGCTCTGAGACAACTCATCGAGCAAGGTGAAATCAATGCAATCAGCAGTAAGACAGTTAAGTACAAGGGTATCTACATCGTTCCTAAGTTTGCTCCTGTTGAGGGTCTGCTTATGAAGGAAGAAACACGTCTTAAGAGAAGTGACGTTGGTAAGCGTTATCTTTATAGTGCTTCTTATTCTGTTGGACAGTATGACGGTTCTGAGGGACTGAAAGTACACGTTACGACAGACGATGGTAAGACTTGGAGTGAGGCGCAACCTGGTGAAGCAGGACACATCTACACCGTAGTTCCCATTGTGACACCAACTGGCCAAAGGAAATACTACTATGGTGAATATCAGAACTCACAGAAATTCAAGACCGAGTTCCTTACCGAGGAACGCAATCTTGTAGACGAAGTTACCGGTATGGTTCCACCTCCCGGTGTTGAAGGTAAGATTTTTGACAATGTTGTCAAGTCAATCGAGGATAACGTTTATTATGTTCTTGCAACCGATGGAAGTGACGTTGAACCTATCACTTATGATGTGAACAACTACAAGGAGCAGTTCAGGTATGCCTCAACTCCTTGGATTGTATCTGAGGTTAAGGGTTCCGCCGAGAATGTTGACCTGACCAAGTTGTTCCGTTTCCACACAATCAGCGATGGTAATGCTTCAAATACTGAGGTTAAGGTTTCAATTGAGAACATTGACATTAATACAAGGACTTTCGATGTTTTGGTTCGTGACTTCTATGACACCGACAACTCAAAGGTTGTTTATGAAAGGTATAAAGGTGTAAACCTTGTTCCTGGTGATTCGAACTACATTGCGCTGAAAATCGGTTCATTTGACGATTCCTACGAGAACGTTTCAAAATACATCACCGTTGAGGTGAACGAGACCGACAAGGTTGCTGCTTCTATTCCTGCAGGTTTCATGGGCTATCCCGTAAGAGACTATGAAGGAACAGCAGTTCTTAATCAGTCAGTCTTCAACAAGGAAGGCGAAGCGACATATGAGGAAATTCCTGTACAGAAGCCAATCTTGAAATACAACACTCAGGTTGATGATGATATCAGAATCAACAAGCAGTACTTCGGACTTTCCGACATCATGGGTATTGATGAGGACGTGCTGAAATACAAGGGTGTTGAGGCTTATAATGATATTCCTTCTGGAATGACACCTGGTTTCCACCTTGACGCACGTATCCTTAACGGAACTCCTGACGAGAACGGAACTATCTACCAACATCAGGCAACTGACTTGGAACAGACCGTTTCTGTTGATGGTGTTAAGGGTTACTCATGGATTACTGTTAGCCGTGACCAAACAACCGAATTTGGCATTGAGCCACGTATCGGTGACAAGGACATTACCGCAAACACCATTTATGAGGATATGCGCTACCGCAAGTTCACCCTTGCATTCTATGGTGGTTTTGACGGATGGGATTACTACCGCAAGTCAAGAAGCAACTCTGATGACTTCAAGTATGTAAGGTATAAGGGACATATCAACCCTGACAGTGGTGAGGGTACAATGTTCTCAGTCATTCGCAATCCTGAGTCTTACGGATTTGACCGTGACGAAAAGGTTATCACATCAGACTGGTACGCATACATGTCTGCAATCAGACAAATTGCTAATCCTAAGACCGTTGATATCAACGTGCTTGTAACACCAGGTGTTGATTACGTTAATCAGAACCTCCTTGTAGGTGAAGTGATTGACATTGTTGAGGAAGAACGCGCAGACACAATCTACGTTGTCACAACTCCTGACAAACCTTACGGCGCAGGTGATTCACCAGCCGAGATGTATAACGCTGTGGACGTTGTTGAAAACCTTGAGGATTCAGAAATCGACAGCAACTACACTTGCAGCTACTATCCTTGGGTTAAGTATTATGACGCTCTGAACTCAGTTTATGTTTATCTGCCACCAACACGCGACGTTGTTCGCAACTTCGCTTATACTGACAACACCAAGTATCCTTGGTTCGCAGCCGCAGGTTGGAATCGTGGTGATTTGGAAAGTTATGCAGTTAAACCAAGACGTATCCTTAAACTGGGTGAGCAAGACACACTTTACAATGGTCGCTTGAACTTCATTAACAACTTCGCAAATGAAGGTATGAAGATTTGGGGTGATAAGAATATGCAAATCCGTGAGTCACAGATGAACAGGATTTCTAAACGCAGACTGTTGTTACATATCCGCAAACTTTGCGCTATTGCTGCAATCGGCCTTATCTTTGACCCGAATGACAACACTACAAAGCAAGCATTCGAAAGTGCTGTAACTCCTGTCCTTGATAATGTTATGTCTAACAGAGGTATCACTGATTGGAGACTTGAAATCGACGATAGTCAGGAAGCACGCGACAGATTAGAATTACCGGCCAAGATATACTTGAAACCGCAGCCTAATCTTGAATATATCACAATTGATTTCGTAATTACGCCTCAGGGTGTATCATTTGATGATATTTAATAACGTCGTAAAGTCATAATACAATTAAAGGGATGAATTTCGGTTCGTCCCTTTAATGTTTTTTTAAGACAAAAGTTGAAAACTTATGGTTTAATATCTACGTTTATTTAAAAAGAAATGTTATGAATGACGATAAACGAAGTGAATTATTTTCTCAATTCTGTAAATTAGATAGTGAAAAGTATGAAAAGTATATTAAATTAGTAAAACCCGAAGTTGATAGAATATTAGAAGAAATAATACCAAAAGGATGTTGGACACTAGGCGTTAAAATGAAGAATAAGAACGTGGTTGCTAAAATTGTTCTTGACAGTAATGAAACCAAGTATATCTGCAAAAATATAGAAATAGACAATGAATACGTATGGAGTTATATCATTAATGTAAAATATTATAATAATCAAAAGATTATTAGTCTTTTTGAATCCAAAGAAAGTTTCGACCCAATCACTCTTGGGCAATCAATTTATAGTGAACTTGATGAACTTTACAACGATGAAGAATATCTTAAGTTAATTGAAGAGTTGAGAATAATAAACAAAATTTGTGAATCACATGAAACAAAACATATTTGAATGGTTATCTGAACGATTAAAAACTGAGCAAAATTTTTATAAAGGCCCAATCGAGGCAGAAAGACAAAAATACAACATTAAATGCCTTGAAATAATTGCAGAAGCAATAAAAAGTTATCCTGATTGGACATTTAGACAAATAATTACAAATTATGGACTTTTAGATGGTAATCTTCGTGAAGAATCAAATACAACATTAGGACATTTAAGAGGGCGTAAAAAAACAATTAGTCGTTGGACAGAATTAGGGATTGCTGATGGCCTTAAAGGTGAATTGAACAAAACAGTAGCAGACCTTTATAAATATAAACCGTAAATAGAATGAATTATGAACGCCATTGAATTAGTAAAATTGCTTGAACAGCATTTAAATATACCTAAAAATAAACATGTTACCCTTGTTTTCGAGAACAATGATTCAGACAATGTTATTGGTTATATTGTCTCAGAACGCGGAAAAAAAGGCGATTACCCAATACTTACATCAAAAGAATTGATAAACCTTTATGGAAAATAATAAAAAACGTAGATATAAAACAGTTTGTAAACATTGTAATACTGAATTAGAATTTACTTATGATGACGTATATTTTGGCTTCATGCTTCCAGAAAGTATTAAATGCCCTTATTGCTGTGAATTTACATTATTAGAATTTAAATGGATAGAAGTATGAGGCATATTATAAAATATTAACATTTTATATTTGTTTATATTAAAAATAGATTATACCTTTGCAACATGTAAAGTTATAGGTATATTTTGTTTGAATTACTTGACAAGTATAATAAATGGAGGTAACAGAAAAATTACTTAAAGAAAGATTTGATGAGTATAATCAGTTATATTTTAATAACTGTTTACCGTCACCATTTTTTAGTGTGTTTTGCAAAAAGAAGCCATTTGCTAAATTTACATACTTAAAAAAAAGAAAAAATGGGGAAAAAACTCTTGTTTATAAAAAAATATCGGTTAGCAATTATTATGATTTTACCGAAGAACAGTTAAGAGATATAATTGTTCATGAGATGATTCATTATTTTATTGCTTATAATAACCTAAAAGATAATAAAGAGCACGGAAGAATTTTTGTATCTATGTCTAATAAACTAAATAAGGACTTTGGGTTAAATATAGAGAAAACAAAAAGTGCGTCTTCTTACTTAAAGAAAGAAAACGCACCAAGTCCTATTTAAATGTATTTATCTTTGCAAATCTACGTTTTGCATGTTTGACCTAAGGCTTTTACCCTGTCCACGAACCCTATTTAGATTTTTCAAAAGTTGGTCAATTAAGGGGAGAACATTTTTATTTAATAAAGCACCAAAACCACTATCTAAAGCGCGCTGATTAGCATTTTTTAAGTTGTTTAATGCAGTTTCAGCGTCATTAACGTATTTCTGTAAATCTTGGTTTATTGAACCTGCTTGATATGTTCGTTTTGCTTGCCCATAAGCATTTTTAACATTTGTTTTAGCCTTCTCGTATTTTTCACGCGCATAATTCCCAATTTTGTCAGAAAGATTTTGTGTCGACATTTGTGCCTTGTTTTTACCCCTATTAAACAAAGTGGATATTCCACCCACCAAACCTTCTTCAAGTGCTTGCGCTTCAACTTCTTCCATGATAACGTCATGAACGATATTCCTTAGTTGTGCTTCTGAAATCTGTCTTCTCATAATTTTACCTGTTGTTTTTTTATGATTATTAGAAACTCAAAATACAGTACTGAGGTCTTAATTGTAGTGTGATTTCAGAAAGTCCGTCATCACCATAGTCAAGTTCACCGAAAGCAGCACTTACGACCATGCATGATTTGAGAATCCACTGTGAAACAGCAGTACCTGTTGGGTCAAGCATTTCAAGAATAAGGTCTCTCTTGTAACCTGCAGCATAACCTTGACGGCCAGTAACTGACTCAG